GATAGGTATTTATGTATTTGAAAAGCGTAGAACTCCCTCCTGTGTTGTAGGTATAGCTAACTAAGGCATCAAATTGATTTTGCGTTAAAGGTATTTTTATCTTTTTAGATACTATAGCTTCGTAGGTGCTAAGATCTGATTTTAAAGCTTCTAAGGCTTCTTTTATTGTATGCATACTAATATTAGCGTACGCTAATTTTTTACTCGCTCTGCCTCTTATAAAGTTGCCCTTGCTATCTCGCATAGCTCGCCCGTAGCCTTCTGTCCAAATACCTATAGGATCCATTTTAGGTTGTAATCCTATTTGTTTTAGATCACCGTCATGTAATCCCTCGTACTTTAAAATTATATCAAACCCTGCACTACCTGTCTTCATCTTTTCTTTTTAAAAAATCTCTATTAAACTTACTATAAAAATTTTTATTTTTCATTTCCTCTATCTCCTGATCTCTATACCTTTCATCTTGCTTTGCTTTTCTAAATAAAATTACAAGTTTAATAATTGCGTAAAGCAATCCTACAAATGCAAATGCTGTTTTTATTCCATCGTTTAAGTTCGGGAAAAGTATTCCTGCTTCAATTGCTGGTAAAACGTCAATAATAGTAAAGCCCCAAACAGTGGCAAATGTAACGTCTAAAAAGCTAATTAATTCCTTGATTTGGTGCATTATATAAATTTAAAAACGCGCCTAGTTTGTAGGTTTAGACGCGTAAATTTTTATTATTTTTCAGTTCCTGTAACTCCAGCATCTTTTGAGACTAACAATCCCAAAGATACCGCTATTGTAGTAATTGCTCCCGCTACTTCTGTTGTAATGTAGCCCATTGATACCGCTACACCTAAAATTGCTACGGCTATGCCTGCAACTGTTGTTTTCCAATTTTTCATTTTATTTTTGTTTTAATTAATTATATACTATATTGTGTCATTAAAGCATTGTTATAATTACTTATATTTTCTGAAGAAGCCCTACCGCCAATTATTACTCCAACGTGTTTATATTTATTTATCTTACCTGCCCCATTGCTAACCCTAGCGCCTAAAATTATAATATTTTCCCGTGCCTGTGAGCCTATAAAAACAGAAAAGCCACCGCTGATAAGATTTTGTTCAACGTTGTTTAAATAACACTTAAAAACTCCTGACTTTCTATGAAATGTAACTAGATTAAAAGCTGTATAATCATAATCAAAGTAAAAGTCTGCGATATTATTGGTTTCCACCCTGTCTATTGTCATTGATAATCTACCCGTAGTAGCATCTAATGGTTGTACTGCAAATCCAAAATTATTTAAATTATCCTGTTTGGCACCAAAATTAGGTCTTTGGCTGTTTCCGTTTTCTTCTTTTTGCAAAATAACAGAAAATAACCAGTCGCCAGCCATATTTAATTTATTAAAAACTCTGTTTAAATTTGAATCTACTAAATTGTCGTAAACATAATAATTATTGACATCGTAAATTAGTCTTACTTGCTTTGTTGTGTCAAAATTTGATAAAATTCCCCATCTTTTAACAGCCCCAAAAGTTCCCTGAATAAAAGTACTATACAAACCGTTATTTATTTCTGATTGTGAAAAATCTTGCTCTATATTGTCCGATTCTCTCCTTATTGTAAAAATTTTAGAATTAACATCATTGTTAATAGTGTTTACACTAAAATCAACATTTTTACTTTTTCCAAATATATATTTTTTTAATGTCATTATTGACTTATAATTATAGAATTAGTAATGCCTCTTCTGGTAAAGTTTAAATAACTTCTTTCTGTTATTACTGAAGGGGTTCCAAACAAGAATGTAAAAGGCGCAGTTATCTGAAAAGTTAAGTTTACCCCAGCTAAAGTGATGGCGTTGAAGCTAAAAGAACTAGGTAATGTAGCAGGAATTGTTATTGTACAACTCGATGTAAAAATTATCGTTTGCCCGTCCCAAGATCCTAATACGTTGGTTGAAGTCCCTACTTCTATTTGATTATCTTTTATTTGCGTATTTGATAAAACATAAGCAGTAGTTGCAATTTGAGTTGTATTTGTTCCTGCCGTTGCCGTTGGGGCTATAGGCGTTCCAGTTAGTGTAGCTGAGCCGTTAAAGGAAGACGCTGTTACTGTACCGCTAAATTTTCCATTCCCTACTACGTCCAGTTTCTCTGTTGGGTTGGGTTGGTTTATTCCTACGTTACCGTTATTTTTAATATACAAGTCGGGTGTAGCGCCAGAATCTTGAGCGCTAAATAAAAGGTCCTTGCCTGTTAATGCAGAATTACCAAAAGATTTAAATCTGTTAAAGGTGCTATTATTTCCCGAAAAGAAAAAACCACCATTAACCTCTGATGCTTGAAAAACAGTGTTAATGTTTGACGAACCAATTGAAACGCCTACGCCATTATCAGTAATTAAACTATTCCCTACCGTACCACTTGCTGTAAATTTAGTTAGTTGGTTAGCTGTTCCTGAGCCTGATATTTTAGCATTTAATCCCGCATTAACCGCATCAACCGTCGTATACTTTGCCCCAGTACCGTCAACTGCTAAAGTATTTTGTTTGTTTGCTACATCTTCCGCGGTATATCCTAAAGCTGGTGATGCAACTGACCCGTTGGCAGTTGTTCCAATTGAAGGTGCAAAAATAGCTTGTGAAATATTGCTTAAATTAACTGTATTTCTAGTCAACACAATTGCGCCAAGATATAAACCATTTTCAGCAATATCCAAATCAGTCACAAAAACGTCAGAATTTAACGCTGTAATTGCAGCATTAAGAGTAGTAAACACTCTTTGTCCTGGTTGTATGCGAACTACCCCGTCTTGGAAGATATAAACTCTTTGAATAGTTGCTAACGTTGCCGTAGCAGCTACGGGTGTAATTGTCCCGTTTAAATCATAAATTGCTGGAGTTATATCTGTTATGTCTGATCCCTCTGCTCCTGTCTGAGTTCTATATCTAAAAGTTATAGGTTCCTGAGCTGCCAAAGTAAAAGAATGTGGTTGCGTTGTTAAGTTGTCAAAATTTGCGCCCGATTTAAAAACTCGCCCTAATTCCTTTTTTATTTTTAAATTATTTGAAACTGGAAAAACTCGATTTCCGCTTAAAGATTTGAAACCTAAGGCTTCCAAAATATCTTGCACTTGTCCTCCAATTTCAATATTAACCGTAGGTTGATTATCGATGTAAGTTACAGCGGAATTATCTAAATGAATTAACACCCCAATCCTTATATAATTACGCCTTTGTGTTGCTGTTAGTGGTACGTTTGTTAAAAACAGATCCCCATTAATATCTACAGCTACATATGTTTGTTTTTGAGTGGATATATTAGGAATAACGTTTGCTATTTTAGCAGTCCAAGTAACCTTTGTGTGTGTCGTATTATTTGGGTCAGAATGACCATTGACAACATAACCAAATCCCGCTGAAAGATTAAACTTTGCAGTATCCGTGTTTATCGTTAATAAGCCCCCTTGATTTAGTCCTGTTGTCCCTACGTTTTTTAATATATCTAATTGCGCCTTATTGACTGCCTGATTTGCGAGCGTCGCAGTAGGCACCACAACCGAACCTGTAAATGTAGGGTTGTTAATATTAGCCTTTCCACTTAATCCCGCATTAACAGCGTCAACCGTTGGATATTTAATTCCTGTACCATCTACAGCTAAACTATTTTGTTTGTTGGCTAAATTTTCAGGAGTGAATCCTAATATAGAAACTACTCTTGAACTTGTGAAATAGTCTATAATTCCTTTAATAGTTGAATAAAACGAACTTGAAGTTTCATTGCCTATTAATGTGTTTTTTTTATTTGATATATTTTCTTTGATTAAATTTAATTGCCTTCCCTGATTAGCAGCTAAAACACCTGTAATACTTGTGGACTCTAATGTGTCTAAAATAGAAGTCTTAGGTATTAATTTAGTAGCATCAAATTTAAAATCTGAACCGTTAGGACTCTGAGCCAAGTTTAATGGATCTAATACATGTATAAATGATGTATTAGTTAATACCGTTTTTTCTTCTAATTCTGATAATTTTTTATTTGCCATTTTTTATCTGTATGTGTAATTATCGTTGTTTTGTAAAACTTGTAGGTCATTATTTTCAAATTGTACGAAAACAGGGTCTTGACCGTTAGCGGAGAAAAAAGCTCTTCCGAAACCTGTTAACGTTCCAGTAAAAGTTATTAACTCCCCTACAGGTGTAGATTCTGAAATTTCTGTAATATTGCAAAAACCAAAATCAATACTTGGAGCTCTAGAGCCTTCTATCTTCCACTTTGTTTTTTCCCTATTCCTTTTTATTTGCTTTAAAGTATCGTATGAAATTTTACTTAAATCACCGCCAAAAGGGGTGCTATTAATTTGAACCCCTGTAAAAGTAATTGAATAACTTTGCTTGACAGCTTGTGCAGTTACCCATCCATTGCTTTCTCGTGTTGTAGTATCTAGCATTTCAGAACTTTCACTAAAAGAGTTATCATTCAAGCATCCTACAGGTAAAAAATTACCGTCGATTGATAAGTATAAAATTCTGTCTTCTCCCTTTATAAAGTTGCTCATGATGTAAAGATAATCATTTTAAATTTATATAATTGTAGGCTTAACTGTGTTACCAAAATCAAAAGTAAACTTGTAATCGATGTCTGTTAATTCATCACCAAACAACTCTAAACTTTTTAAACTTGTTATATTATTTTTAGTATCAAAATTATATTGAATCGGCATAAATTTACCCGTAACACCATCAATGTCAATCAAAGATAAATAAGGTACATATCCAAAAACATTACCTGTAAATTCTTTACTTGGTAATTGTTGGGCTCTTAAAACATCTTCTGCTTCTATTCTTAAAATAGGGAAAAGTTCATCTATCCCACTTCTAAACCAAGTTGAAGTTAACGTGTTTTTATCTGATTTAAATATAGCACCCTCAAATAAAAATGTAGTGTTGTCACCGTTATATATTTCAACATTTTCTTTAACAATTGAACTGGGCTTAGTAGTTCTTTGTACCGTGTGAAACTCTCCTTTGATTGATTCATCTACAGCAGAAGTTAATCTTAGGTCTATAAATGTTAATTCTACAGCATTACTACCAAAGTTGCTTTCTGGTCTAAATATTTCTATAAAAACTAATCCCGATGCAGGCAAAGGACTGCTGTTAAGTCTAAAATTTGAAGTTCCTTCTACATTTATACCTTTAAATGGTAATAAAGGTTTAATATAACTATTTTGGTCGTTTATTGTAGTCCATGTTCCGTCACTTTTTAAAAAGTAAATTCCTGCTCGAACTCTTATTTTAATTCCTAATTGTGGAGTTGCAACTCCTATTGTAATAAAAGAAAGGAAAAAAGTACTATTTATTTCTTGCGTTGTACTTTGAGATGTTAACATTAATTGATTTACTCCTTGTGATGTAGAACTTGCTTTAAATCCAACGGGTTTATTTGGGTCTAATATTAACCCCGTTAAATTACCTTCTGTAAAAAAATCGTAATCACTACCTATATGGTTCAAATTTGTATTAGATATTAAACCTTTTAAAAAACCATATTTGTAATTTATTCTGTATGCACTAACACTACCTTTTATTCCTATTCTTTGATTTGCGTTACAGTGATGTGGGTATTTATTATTTATATGACTACCCAAATTAAATGATAAATCTAATTCTTCAATGTTTGAATAAAACAAGCCTCCTTCTGATTGTAAATACTTTCTGAATTTAACCGTAGAGTTGTTATAAATTTCATTTGGTCTATAGATATACCATTGTCCATTACGTTGGCTTATAACGGCATTAAATAGCAATAAAACAGATTTCAACACTTCCGAACAGTTCATTATTGTATCTTTATCATCCTTTACAAATCGAGAAACACTCATGTATATTTCATTAAAAGGATCTAATTCATCGCTAGGCGTCAATCCTTCATAATAAATATTTACAGACGTATTTAATTTTAATATTATTTTCGACCTTCTTAAGCATTTATTTATTATTTCTAAAGCTGATAATTTACCTATAAATGGAAAGCCATCCTCTTTTACAAAAGCTAAATTCTCTAAAACACCTAAACCATCAACACATTCTAATGTAATTTCCCATTTATCATTTACAAAATCTTGGAATATCCCGTCAGGCTTAATAAATCCAGCAAAAAGTAGATTGCCGCCTCTAATTAATTCTATCGTGAAAGTGTTTTCATCCTCCGTGTAAAGGTCTTCTAAAGTCAAATCTAAACTTGCTTCTAGGTTTAAGGTTAAACCGTTCCCTCTTATGTTTTCTAAATTGTTATTTACACCACCGTATTCTAAAATAGCATACCCACCAATTAAAGATGAATCACCTGTATATCCGTTTTTGTAAATATCAATGTTATATTTTACATTATTGACGTCTAAATACTCTAAAAAATAAATTCTATTTCCCATTTATCCTACTTGTAAATTACCTCCTAAACGCTTGTTTTTATCTAAAGCATTGCCTAACACACCTATTAAACTTTGACCGCTTATTTCAAATACTACGCTTCCAAAACCACCGCCTGTAGAGTTGCCACCAAATCCAGAACTTTGAGAGCCTCTAAATGAATTACCTCCAGAGTTAGTTGATGCTTCACTAGAACCACCGCTAAGTCCTTTATTAGCGGATGATGAAATAGCGGATCCAATTGTGCTAATAGCAACACCAGCTGCAATTAATCCAATTGCTGCAGCAGGAGTACCTACACCACTAAATAATGATTTTTTAGTTTTATCAAAAAACAATGCTGTAACTCCAAAAGCAACCATTTGCTTTCCCAAAGAGCTTAAAAAACCTCCTAAAGCCCCTAATAAAGCATTACCTAATGCACTAACAACATTACCGCCAGACGCCAAGGCTTGACCTAAAGCGTCACCTAAAGAAGAAAAAGTATCTACGATAGAACCTTGTATTAAATTATTAACACCTTCGTTAAAACTATTTAATGTTTCTTGTTGCATTGCCAAACCTTCTTGTAATTTAGCATTTGCCTCTATTGCAGCAGAATCAACTCCTAAGTCAGGTGTTTGTAAACCTAAATTAGGGTTAACAACACCACCGCCAATAAAACCACCTCCAAAACTTTGTTTACCTTTGGGATTTTTAAAAGCAGGTTCTACCAATATTTTAACAGGTTTACCATCTGTCAATACTTTAGCAATTAATGGTTTATCTGCTTTTATTAATAGTTGAGCACCTGATTTACTAACTCTACTAATATTATCTTCGTAACTTTTTACAACCTTAGTTAATTCCCCTATATTAGACCTTGTTTCTTTTATTGCTACATTATTATTTGCAATTGCATTTTTTAATTGTACTGCCTTATTTGTAGCTCCACCAAACCCAGCGTCTGCATTGCTTTTTATTTCAGCAGCTAAATCTTTTTCTAAAGTAATCTGTTGCTTTTTTTGTGAAATTATTAAAGCGTTTGCCTTAAATAACTTTATTGTAGGACCTACCGCATCCTGTGCTAATTTTTCAGCTACCGCCTTACTAATTAACGCCTGTGTGATAGCATTAACAGCAGTAGTTAAATTACCGTACATTATTTCCTCCTTAGATAAATTACCTAAATAAGCAGGGTATTTAGCTTGTAAATCAGCAACCGCCTGTGTTCTGGCTTGCCTTGAAACCGTTTCGCTTTGAGCTACTGCAATTAATCCCAATAAATTACCACGTTCCTCTAATGCACTTTTAGCACCTTCATCAAATGCCTTTTTCATTGAATTACCTACAGCATCGAAATTTCCTGATAATTTATCGAAAATATCTCCTACAGTAATACCGTTCTGACTCATGTAAGTCAATGCAGAAGTAACCAAAGAAACGGCTAATAATATACCACCTGTTCCCATCATTGAGCTTGCTACAGCCTTCAATGCGTTTCCTGTTCCTCCTGCACTTTTAGATAAATAAGAAAAACTTTCAGCGGTTGCAGTAATGTTGTTACCGATACCCATAATACCAAAAGGAGCGTCCTGAGCAATACGTGAGAATTGCATTAATGCATTACTACCGTTGGCAGTAGATTTACTTAATACATTTGTAGACTTAGTTGTATTAGTATATTGCGCCTGTAATCCTTGTAATGACTTTTTAGCCTGATTGACCTCTACAGTCATTTTTTCAGCTAAATCAATATTACCAGCTTTTAATTCTACCGCTACATCTTTCCTAAGCCTTTTTAAAAGTATCTCAGCTTCCGCTATTTTTCTTTGTAAGTCGCTATTATCGCCACCTATTTCAATTTCTATTTTTGGCATTGTTTGCTATGGTTAAATATTGCTTTGTCGCTTTTAAAAACGCTTCTTTTTGTATATCGGTAATTCCTTGCTGTTTAACTTTATCATTATCTAAAGGCATAAATGAATCTTTACTTTTAGGTAACTTTTTAGGATCGTAATGTGAGCCAATTAATGATGCCCATGCTAACTCTCTTAATTTAAGCCACTCCATTTTTTGTATTCGGTTATATGCAAAAAGGCGAATCTGAAACTCAGCCCACGTCATATTATATACTGACTGTAGATTCTGAACTTGGAGTTCGCCTATTGCAAAAGATATAACATCTTCATTCCAATTAATATCTAAATCTTCACCACTTTTTTTTTAAAATCTTGAACAGGTACATTTTTAGTTAGATAATTAGTATATGCAATATTAAATTTTTGTAGTGCAATACTATGAATATCACCATCTTGCTCTATCCAATCTAATACTGTAGATAATTCGACTTTACTTTCATTTTTATAATTGTATGCGTATTGCATCACAATCGGTCTATACTTAAACGGATTAGAATCTACTTTACTACAAAATTCAATGAATCCCATGTTTAAGTCTTCTAATATATCGCCTTGCATCCCTAAGCAAAAAGTAAATTCTCTGTCTTGTCCTCCTATGTTAATTTTAGTTGTCATATATTATACGATTGGGTCTGTTAATAAAATTAATCCACTTCCATCTAATGTCAAAGAGAATGTAGCTAAGTCATCACCACTACCAAAATCAGCAGAAAGACTTGATATAATTGCTCTACCAAAATATTTTACAGATTGTGCATTAAGTACATTTGTATCTATTTTAAAATTCGCTAAAGGCTGATTTAATTGTTGAAGAAGTAAATTATCGTGTGATTTTTTAGTAGTATCACCGCCTACAGTTGTAGTGTCTATGTATTGTCCTTCTGCACTAACTGAATAAGTAAACATTCCAGGTTGTTTAATAGCTACTCCAGGGTCACACTTTGTCATGCTTTCAATTACCGATAAGTCAGTTGCTAAAGAGTTGGAAGTTAGACACGCTACAGGCTTGTAGGTTGTTCCATCGTGAATTGAGAGTATACATACCTCTCCTTTGATAAATGTGCTCATTTTTTGCTTAATTTAGTGTTAATGTGTATCTAATAAAATTTCTATAAACTATTTGATTATCGTTTATGTTGTCTAAATTGTTAGGGAAATCTTCGGATTGGATTATTGTTGTAAACCCTTCAATAACTAAATCTTGCGTTAATGATCTTATTTGATTTTCTATGTCATCAACTAATAACCTACTACCTGTATTCCCTGCACCATTGTAAATAGTTACTATATCTAAAAGTATATCTGCTTCCCAAAAATACTCGCATTTGTTTTGCTTTAAAACACGCTTACTTTGCGTAGTCATTAATACATAAAAATGTGGGTTTTCACTAGGCTTAACCCTTGTGTCATAACATGGAATTGTTAACCCGTTAACAACCATGCCGTTTATAGCGGTAAAGATTGATTTTCTAATAAACTTACTAGGGTTAATTTTATCCATAACACAAATATACAAAAAAACACGTTACAAATGCAACGTGTTTTCTATCAACTAAAAAATAACTATGAAAAGACTTTGTAAAGATAATCTTTTTTTGTATAACTATGTTTTTTTTACTAAATGTTCAATCTCTATCTTTAAATTCTTTTCTATCTCTTTTAAGCCATAAAGATAAGCAGGGTACATATATGGTCTGGGTGGTAAATTAACTTGCTTTATTCCTTTGCCTAATGCTCTACGGGCTTGCTCATCAAACTCTTTAGGTACATCAACTAAACCACCTGTTCCGAACTCTATGTAAGGTGCGTAAGGTGCTACTCCTCCACCAGCTTCTACTATAAAGTTGCTTTCACTTACCGTAACTACTCTAATAGACTGTTTTAATTTACCCGTATCAACAACAACTAAAGAAACCGCTTTATCTACCATATCAAAAGCAGTAGTTTCTAAAGCTGTGTTTAAAGCCTCTTCCGCTTTATTACCAAACTTTTTTAAGTCCGATATTGTTTTGTCTAATCCTCTTATTTGTGGTTTAAAAGCCATTTATTTAAGTTGAAGCGGTGCAATAAACAATTATATCTATATCAACTAAGTTTATGTTTTCAATCCTATCAATAATAAATTTATTCCCTTTATACTTTATGTAATTTAATTTTTCACTAAGCATAAAAGAATTAATCCCACGAAATTTAAATATAGTTGTGTAAAAGTTTTCTATTTTTCCGTTATCTGTGTTTCTAATACTGCTTTTCGTTTCAATACTCGCCCATCTTTTAATTAGTAATGATTCGGTAATTATAAATCCACCAAAGGTGTCATTAACTTCTTCAAGACCCCATATCTCAACTCTCTTGTCATAAGTTCTAGCTAACATATATATCTCTTATTTATATCTAAGATCATTAATACTGATTCAGGTATTAAAGTTGTATTAACTTGCTTTTCCGCTTCAAAATAAAATACTTTTAACATTTGAAAAGCAGCTTGTCTAAATTCCTCTGGTATTTGAGCAATACTTTGATAACCAACGTTTAAAACTACTTTTCTATCTTTTGTGGTAATTGTAGAGTAATTATTATAAATAAGTTGTATATGTTCTACAGGAACTAAATTAATAGGAAAATCATAAACATTTACAATTGCATCCGCATAATAAGTTTTGTTTCTTGGAAATAATATATGATTAGTACGTTTCTCTATAAATGAAAAAGCACCGTTTATCATAGAAATTATTTCCTCATCTGTTTCATTTTGATCCTCATCAATTCTTAAATAAGTTTTTGCCTGAGATAATGAAATTATATTTAAATAACTCATTTATCTTTCTTTTTAACTGTTTTTTTTACTTCATCTACATAAACAGCCCTTCCACGTTCAACCGCACTTTGATTTCTTTTCTCTCCAAGATCAGCAATGTCGCCTACTTTGTAAAAAATATCATATCCGAAACTTTCTAATATAAATTTAATTTTCATAGTTTTATTTTTAATATTACATACAAATATACAAATAAATGATTAAATATTTATTTGCTTAAATAAATTAAATAAAGTATTGTTTATTTAAAAAGTATTTATACATTTGCTACAAATCAGTATTTCCAAAGTTAATTAATAACAATCACAAATAAAAACTAAAAATTAATAAACTATAAATTAAAAAACTATGAATACTAATAAATCACAAAACCCGCAATTGAATATAGGTGCTGTTATAAGCCTTTTTTCTATTGGCGATACAGTTAATTATTGCAACGGATTAATATTTGAGGTTGCAAGTATTAATAAAAAAACAGAAATATGCTATGACAAAAGGGGAATGTGGTACGCTTTGGTTAATTGCGTAAAGGTTTCCTAAATGGCTTATAACGGTTCGCATATCTTGCGCTGTTACCGATAAGCATAGACTAATAATTTGATTAAAAGGGATAATCCCAAATACAAAACAATAATAACCAAAGCCTGATACGGTAATAACGCAAATATGCTGTTATCACTTCGGCTTTCAACAACACAAAACATGGAAAAATTTAGATTTATTTTAGCTTTATTGTTTCTTACAGAAGTAATAGTAGGAATCATGCATATTGTTCTAGGAGTTTTTTTTAATAAGACTTACCCGTTGATAATGTATATAATTATGCCTTTAGCTATTCTAGCTTGTGTTTTAATAGCCTTTATTTTGTCGCCTATTCTTGATTGGATAATGATGGGTTAAGCTGAGTGATAACTAGTAAACAACATAAATTCAATAAATTGAACCACTATGTCAACCAATGAAAATACTGAGAAACTATTAAGATTTGTTTCTGAAAAATTTGAAACAGGAGAGTTAGATAATGACAGTTTGGTTCAACTTATTGAATTGGCTATAGCTTATTTAAAGATAGAGACCATTCCCAATTACGCCAAGAGAAACGAATTGTCTTATAATGGAGTTAAGAAACATCAAAAGTTGCAAACTCTATTTAATGTTAATTTTGTAATTGATAACGATTAAATAAAAAAAACCCGATAACATAAGCTATCGGGTTCAATATAAAATAATCTAAGACTATACAGACGTTGTAAAATCTCCAAAGATTACAGCGTTTGGTCTTTCAACCGCAAGTGCAATTTGTGCCTCAATTCTAGCTGTAATATTGTTCTTAGAGAAGTTATCATTGTCCTCAGTAGAAAATTCCAATACTAGACCTTCAGTTACTACTTTTTGAACATAAGACCAGTCGCCCACAAAATACTTATTAGCAGCTAACCAAGTTGCCTTAAATATTGAAATACCATTAATTTTCAAGTTTCCACCTTCCATAGTTACAATTCCTGGTAATCCATATCCAGCACCTGTAGATTTTTCAGTCAACATTATAGCCCAATAATCAGCAGGCGTTACAACAATACCATTAACGGCGTAATCAATACCTTCAAGTGCAGCAACGTTAGAAATTAATCTTTCAATTCGATTACCACTTGTCAAAACAGATGCAGTAGCAACAGCAGAAAGTTCTGCGCTAAATTTAGCATTTTCTGCTTTGAAATAATCACGTCTTAAAGCACGTGGAATAAAAGACTCTAGAAATGGTAGGTTGTTACGCATTTTCTTAGAATAAACAGCACGACCAGCTAAATAGTTAGTAGATACATCTACCATAGTAATGTCGTAATCAATCTGAGATTTTACAGCACCTTCTGTTTGTTGAGAAATAGAACCCTCTGAAGTAGTTTCTCTAGGAAAGGTATAAGTACCTCCAGAAATTGCAACTGTAGAAACTAAATCACTAAAATTTAGTAATTGAGAAGGAACAATTTGAATATTATCAGAATAATCTCTATTTTGATCTCCTGTTAGGTTTGCGCCTAATGTCATGTTACCAACTGCTTTAATATCTAACTGCAATTTAGTAGACTTATTACCTACTTCTCCAATTTGTACGGCATTGTCAATAATTGACTTTGTAACTACTTCACCGTAGGACTTCTTTTCGCTCATTCCTGATCCTTTTTTCTCGTTTAATTTAACATCTAATAAATCAGCGTGGTCTTGAATAGCTTTTAATTCTACTCTTAATTCTACTTTAATTGCTTCAAGGTCTGCACCTTTTACCATTTTACCTTCTAAGGTTTCAATCATTGATTTAACCTCTGTTGCGTTCTCAGTAGATTTAGTCTCTACTTGCAATTTAATAGCTTCTAAAGCTGTTTTAATTTCTAATGCTTCCATTGTTTGTGTTTTAAAATTTAAATGATTTTAACGTGTCTAAAATAAGCGGCTGTTCATTTAAAGTGATAGTTTCTATCGGCTCTTTAGATAGTGCTTTTAATATTGTTTCTAACTCTCTTAACCGAGTGTCTGAATAGTCTAAATTATACGCTTTTTGCGCTATTTCCATGATACCGTAAAAACTATTTATACCCTTAATGTCTTGTACCGTTGCAAGCTCGTTTGCAGCGTGGGAGGATAAAAAAGAGTATTCAAATAGTTTATATTCGGTAATCATTGATTTATTTTTACTGTCTCTTTGCATAACTTGATAACCGATTGATAACTCAGCGTTCATGTTATTGTCATACATCATCTTTACATCGTAAAACATATCTCGGCTCATATCTTTCTTCATGTTGAATTGGGAAGTAGTCATAAGTCCGTATGTGTCCATAGTATCAATTTCTAAAGGTACACCAATCATCATTGTACTATTGTGATCTTTCAATACTCTAATTCGCTTAAAGTTTTCCTTTACTGTTTTATCAAAAGAACCAAAAACAGAAATGTCTCCATCGCTATCTGTATTATTATAAGCGTTTGCGTAAGCCTTAATAACTCCTTTGCTTTCGTCAAAGTCTTTTAAATCGTATGATAATTGCTTAAAATCCATGTTATAAATCTGTTTTTCTTATTGGTCTACCGTTACTATCTCTTTTAGGAACTAATGTCATTGCGCATCTACAATTAATTATATTTCCTGCTACTCCTAATTCTTGATCTCCTGGGTACATAATCGGATTATTACCGTCTTTCCCATCAACATTAAACAAATCTTCTAATTCAACTACTGAATCATTCATGTTAAGATGATCAAATTGATCTTCTGGAGTTACCCTTGTTCTCTCGCTTTGAATAGATACCCATTTCTTTGTCATTACTAACCTACTCGCTCTACCAGCTTGTAACGTTGCATAGTTGCTTATAGTAGTTGTTTCGGTTCTGGCTATTCTTAATGCCTGCCATCTATAAAAATTATTATCTCTTACCTTATCGTAAATCATTTTACGAACTTGCATAATATTTAAGTCCTCAGTCTTATAAGCGTCTTTAATTATCTTTACAATTGCATCTATCATAGTTTCAGATACCGTAGTTATACGTGAACCTATACTATTAATTAATACAGTATTAATTAAATTATTAAAAAATACCTCAAAGAACGTTAACCCTATATCTTTTGTGTCACTATCTATATTCCTAACGACAAATGCACCATGTTTTAATCCTATAGTCCTGTATAGCTCAATATACATGGTTTTAACGTGTTTTTTATCAAATGTAGACTCTACTGTCATTTGAGCATTATCTGCCGTTATATTAGACAAAGATAAGTCTTTTATTATTATGTTTAAATGCTTCTTAACAATCCTATACGCTTGTTTCTCGTATGCGTTTTGCAATTTAATATAGTTACTTCTATATTGGTCGGTTGTCATTTATTCAAATGCTTTATTAATATCTTCTGTGGTTACTTGATCTACTCCGATAGGCATTAAATTCATCGGCATATATATATTATCCATACCTTCCAAATCAGATGTTTCATACTTTAACGCTGTTCTAAACTCATTAGGCGTTATCGGTGATTTACTTAACCAATCTACCATTAAAGCCATATCTTCCTGCATTTCTGGTAATTCGCTAGCATCAAATTCCATTATACTTTTTTCGTAACCTTTAAACTTCTGTATAAATCCTTTGCTAAATGCTTCTGAGAATAAAAGAAGATCAGGCATTATGTTATCACTAATAACTCTTTTTTGTGCTGCTCTTAAAGCATCTGTACTATTTAATCCGCTTCCGCTATCGTTGTTTAATAATTCATCACTCCAAATTAGCACATTGCAAATAGTCTTTCTATCAAAAGCCAAATATTCAAAAGGTTTAAGTTCATCTGTAGTTAATGATATGCGTGTAAATCCTAACTCACCACTTGAACCCGATATATTAGCAAACCTTCCCTTTTCGCTATCCATTTGCTTAATCCTATCCTTTATACCAATAGCTTGCTCAGCACTTAAAGGAGTACCTTTACCATGTATAAAGCCAAAAACACCGCTATTACTCATTGTTTTAGCGTTATTGTCTATTGCTTCATTTGATGTTTGAATGTTCCTTAAAGCGGCTGAAAGTTCGCTTAATCCGTATAAGTGTCTACCCATTTCATCGTAAAAAGGATTAGGACGTTTAATGTGTATTA